TACTATCCAATTCTGCTCAAGTCTATCGTAGATAACATGAACTTATCAGAACGTGAAACTTTGGTATCTGCTATAGATCAAGCCTCACAGCCAGATCAACAAGAACAGCAACGTGCTCAAGAAGTTCATCAGAAACAGATTGAGTTCCAACAGTCTCAGATTAACGCTCTGCAAGGCCAAGGCGAAGAGTCTAAGGCTAGGGCTATTAAACTTATGGTTGAGGCTCAGGCAGTTCCTGTGGAGCTTGAGCTTGATAAGATTAAAGCTGTTACTGCCAATTTGGATGATGGTGTATCTGACGACAAAGAATTTGAACGAAGACTACAACTCGCTGATCGTATTTTAAAAGATCGTGAGCTTGAATTAAAATATAACCAAACACAAGGACAACCAAATGGTAACGCAGCGCCAACTGGAGGAAGTGGTCAATCAAGTGAATCAGAGCTACAAGACTTTGATACATCGGATAGAGGTGCTGGAGGCAGCATTAGACAACCGACAGGCCTCTAATACCACAAAACGTAAGAAAACACAAGAAAAATCTTGACTTTTTTAGACTTTTATGGTATAATAGGTAGTATATAATGAATAAAGAATTAGAACAATACTATCGTGAAATGTTCCAGTTATTCAAGACTGATGGCTGGAATACTCTCCTGACTGACCTCAAGGCCAATACAGAGACAATAGACTCTATAGAACATACTAAAGGCCTTGAGGAACTTTTTTTCCGCAAAGGACAACTAAACATTATTGGTACTCTTTTGAACTTAGAGGAAACTACTCTCAACTCTTTTGAAGAGCTAGATAACCCTCAGGAAGAACAGGATTACGATGCTTAAAGTATTTGATTTTAAATGTCCAGACGGACACGTTAATGAACACTATGTAAAAGGCAATACCGAAACAGTTGATTGCAAAAACTGCGGTAGGCCTGCTACTAGGCAGTTAGCTATGCCTCGTAGTTTGTTAGACCCTATATCTGGGGATTTTCCTGGAGCTACTATTAACTGGGCGAGACAACACGAAGCAAAAGCTAAAAAAGGCGACTTGTAGCCCTTTATAGGCAAACTACAGTCATTTTGTTTATCTCCACAATGCAAAGGCACGGAGTTTAGTATGGCAGCACAAATCATCGACAATGATGAAACTCAGTACAAAAGTGAACACTTAGATAACAATGATCTACCTGAGTACGAAGAATCAGAAGTAAACCCTCAAGAGGCAATTTTACAACCTGAAAACCCTGTTGAAGAAGAAGAAACAACAGACGTTCCTAACAAATATCAAGGCAAGTCCCTAGAGGACGTAGTGCGTATGCACCAAGAAGCCGAGAAGTTATTAGGCCGTCAATCTTCTGAAGTAGGAGAACTTCGTAAGGTAGTAGATGATTATATCTCAAGTACAATTCAACAACCTACTGAAAACACGGAAACAGAAGAAGAGATAGATTTTTACACTGAACCTGAGAAAGCTATTGCTCAGGCTATTAATAACCACCCTAAGCTGAAAGCGGCAGAAGAAGTTACACAGGCTTTTGCTAAACAAAACGCTATGCAGCAACTACAAAGCAATCATCCTGATATGCAAGAGATACTAGCGGATGATAAGTTTGCAGAGTGGATTAGGGGTTCTAATATTCGCACACAATTGTTTGTGCAAGCAGATCAAGGTTATGATGCCGAGGCAGCTAACGAACTTTTCAATCTTTGGAAAGAACGTAAAGCCGTAGTGTCTCAGACAGTGGAAGCCGAAAAAGCTGGAAGACGACAGGCTGTCAAGAGTGGGTCAACGGGTTCTGCAAGAGGAAACCCAGATTCTACGTCCTCCAAAAAGTTCTATCGCCGTGCTGATATTATTAAACTTATGAAAAATGACCCTGATCGGTATATGGCACTATCTGACGATATACAACAAGCATATGCTGAGGGAAGGGTCAAATAGCTATTATTATAGGAGAAATTTAAAATGGCTACTAGTACTTATCCTTCAATGACAGGCGCTGTAGATAATACTTCCGCAGCTAGTTTTATCCCTGAGATTTGGTCTGACGAAGTTGTTGCTGCTTATGAGCAAAACCTAGTCTTAGCCCCTCTCGTTAAGAAAATGTCCATGCAAGGCAAGAAAGGCGATACTATTCATATCCCTAAGCCTACCCGTGGCTCTGCTAACGCTAAAGCTGAAAACACTGCTGTTACCATTCAGAATGCAGTAGAATCAGAAGTTATTGTCAACATCGACAAGCACTTTGAATATTCTCGCATTATTGAAGATATTACTGAAGTACAAGCTCTTGCTTCCCTACGTCAGTTCTACACTGGTGATGCTGGTTATGCCCTAGCCAAGCAAGTTGATGATGATCTATTTACCCTAGCCAAGTCTTTTGGTGACGGCGATGGTTCTGATTGGACTCACTCTAAGTCTTACATCAATGGCGGCTCTGGTGCTCTAAGTGCCTATGCTGGTTCTACTGCAACTGGTTCTGCTTTCGATGATGCTTTCTTGCGTTCTTTGATTCAAGAACTTGATGATGCAGATACCCCAATGGACAACCGCTTCATCGTTGTACCTCCTGCTTTGCGTAATGCAATCATGGGTATTGACCGCTACGTTAGCTCTGACTTCGTAAATGGTCGTGGCGTTGTTAATGGTAAGATCGGTGAGTTGTATGGCGTAGACGTATTCGTTTCTACTAACGTACCTACTCTAGCTTCTGGTGTTCGTGGTGCTATCTTGGGTCATAAAGACACCATGGTACTTGCTGAACAGCAGGGCATCCGTTCTCAGACTCAGTACAAGCAAGAGTTCTTAGGCACTCTTTACACTGCTGATCGTCTGTATGGTACTAAGGTACTACGTCCTGAAACTGGTATTGTTGCTGCTGTTGCAGGCTAATAACCAGTAAAACTAAGGGGGCTTTTTAGCCCCTTTTTGTTCTTTTTTGACAAGGGGTTGTAAATGGCAATTTATCGAGGTACAGGTGGCAGCGGTGACGCAACGAATGACGCTACTATAACAGAAGTAACACAACAAGCGGTAAACGCCTCTGAATCTGCTGACGCTGCTGCTGCTAGTGCGACTTCGGCTGCAAGTAGTTCTGCTTCCGCTTTAACTTCAAAAACCGCAGCACAAACCTCAGAAACAAATGCAGCTACTAGCGAAACCAATGCTAGTAACTCAGCAAGCGCATCATCCACTAGTGCTACATCAGCATCCAATAGTGCTACTGCTGCTTCTACTTCAGAATCTAACGCATCTGCATCAGAAACCAATGCTGCTGCAAGTGCGTCCTCAGCATCTACCTCAGCTACCGCAGCATCAGGTAGTGCTACAACAGCTTCAACAAAAGCTAGCGAAGCAGCTACATCAGCTTCTAGTGCTTTAACTTACAAGAATGCAGCAGAAGCCGCTAAGACTGCCGCAGAAACCGCAGAGACTAATGCTGAGACAGCCCAAAGTGCCGCTGAGAGTGCTAGAGACTCAGCTGAAGATTATCGTGATGAACTAACGACACTAACAACTAGTACTTCCACTTTATCTGCTGGTAGCTCTGCTACTTCTTCTTACGATAGTGGAACTGGCGTATTATCTTTAGGTATCCCTACGGGCGCTCAAGGCCCTACGGGGTCTACTGGCCCTCAAGGCGCTACTGGCCCTCAAGGTGCTACAGGCCCTCAGGGTGACGCTTTTGAATACAGTGACTTTACTCAGTCTCAATTAGATGGTTTAACTGGCCCTACGGGGTCTACAGGCCCTCAAGGCGCTACAGGCCCAGCAGGAGCAGATGGTGCTGACGGAGCTACAGGCCCACAAGGCCCAACGGGAGCTACTGGCCCAGCAGGAGCTGATGGAGCTACAGGTGCTACTGGCCCACAAGGCCCAACAGGCCCTGCTGGTGCTGACGGAGCTGACGGAGCTGACGGAGCTACAGGTGCTACTGGCGCTACAGGCCCTCAAGGCCCAACAGGCCCACAAGGCCCAACAGGAGCTACAGGCCCAGCAGGCGCAGACGGAGACGATGGCGCTACAGGCCCTCAAGGCCCACAAGGGCCAACAGGTGCTACAGGTGCTACGGGCGCTACGGGAGCTACAGGCCCCCAAGGCCCTGCTGGTGCAGATGGTGCAGATGGTGCAGATGGTTCGCCAGACACAGCCGCACAAATCCTAACAAAGATAAAGACAGTTGATGGCTCTGGCTCTGGCTTAGATGCAGACTCTGTTGATGGCATCCAAGGTAGTAGCTTCTTACGCAGTGATGCAGATGACACAACCACTGGACATCTTACATTTTCTGACAGTGGCTACAGTATTGGTAACGAGTACCACACTTGGAAACGACACTATGCTGTAAACCAAGGAAATCCAGACGAACTGCTTTACAGAGATGGTAACAGTTTGCCGAACGGTGGAGCTTACCGTTTTCACGCTCACATAGATGGTACGGGTACAGACCAATCAGCTACAGCAGTTTATTGGAATCAGAATGGCACTTGGAAGTTAAATGTTACTTATCAAAGCGGCTCTACTTCTAACCATCCAGAGTTTATTATTGATGGCGGCGTCCCTAAAATAAGTATCGACCACACATCAAACTATACAGTGCAAGTTCTTGGCGAGCGTTTGGAGCTATCTGAGAGTACTGGTACTGACAATAAGTCAGGTTTTGGTACGGATGCTTATTTCAGCGTAAACCAAGCCACACTAAGATTTAACCCTAGTGGCGCTGGGGCTATCAACTCTGGAGACCTTGTTTGGCATGCAGGCAACGATGGTTCAGGCTCAGGCTTAGACGCTGACAAGCTGGACGGACAACAAGGGTCTTACTATTTAGACTACAACAACTTTACCAACACACCAAGCGGTGGCGGTGGGGGTGGCTACAATATGGAGGTGTTCCACACTTCTGGTACATACACTAAACCATCTGGGCTTAAAGGAGTAAGAGTTACTGTTACAGGCGGTGGCGGTTCTGCTGGTGATGCTCCGTACAGTAATGGTAATGGTCATAACGGAGGCACTGCTGGAGGCACTGCAATAAAGTACATCCCTGCATCTTCATTAAGTTCAACTACATCAGTAACTGTATCGGGTGAAGCAAGTGTTACTCATGGTTCAAATTCTGGCGTAGCTGGAGGAACTTCTTCTTTTGGTAGTCATTGTTCAGGTACAGGTGGCAACCAAGGTAGTAGCCTTAATTCAATGAGTGGCAACGGCACTGGTGGTGACATTAACATAATGGGCGGTACACGGCCCATAGCTTATAGAACTGACAGCGGCAATATAGTATTTGATGGCGGATCTTCCTATTGGGGAGGTCGTTCAGCTAATGGCGCAGGTGTTTCTCAATACGCCCCATCAGGAACTACCAGAAACTTAGCAAATGCCAGAGGTATAGGTCAAGGTGGTGCTGGTTATTTGGCAGGTCAAAGTGGTGGTATTGACCATAATGGTGCTGCTGGGATTGTAGTAGTAGAGGAGTTCTTCTAATGGTTAAAGTATTAATAGAAAACGGACAAGTTAAAGAAATATTTGGAAAGGAAGCCCCTGAATTACATCCTGACTTATTAGTTGTAGACGCACCTGACGATGTTGAAGAGGATTACGTTTACGAAAACGGAGAATTTAGTAAACCAGAAGCCCCTGATATTCCATACACTGAAAAGCGTCAGTGGAATTACCCTTCAATATCAGAGCAGTTAGATATGCTGTATTGGGATAAGGTCAACGGTACTAACCAATGGCAGCAGACTATTACAACAGTAAAAGCAACTTATCCTAAGGATGTCGAGGAGTAAACCAAACTATGCCTGCACAGAAAAAGAAATCAACAGTAAACAAAGCTGGTAACTACACCAAGCCTACCATGCGTAAGAACTTGTTTAACAAGATTAAAGCAGGCTCTAAAGGTGGCAAAGC